AAAAAATCGGCTCAAACATGAAGAAATGAAATGACTGAGTCAGCCGAGAAGAATTTCCCCGCTTATTCGCACCTTCCCTAACTGCGGCAATATGCTGTCTGGTGTTGGGGCATTCGCCATTGAAAATGGTTTGATTGCAGCGACTTCGCCAGTTACTCGCGTACGTATCCGCAACGTCAATACGGGTACGTTCATCGAAGCTGATGTGCAAACGCCAAATGGTGTTGTCGAGTACGAGGGTAGCGCCAGAATTGACGGCGTACCGGGTACTGCCGCACCGGTTGCGCTCACTTTCCTGAATGCCGCTGGAACCAAAACCGGAAAAGTTTTCCCGACTGATAATCAGATTGATTATTTTGACGATGTCCCGGTGACCTGTATCGATATGGCGATGCCAGTCGTCATTATTCCGGCTGAATATCTGGGAAAAACAGGTTATGAATTACCGGCGGAACTGGATGCCGACAAAGCATTATTAGCCCGCATTGAATCTATCCGTCTACAAGCGGGTAAAGCAATGGGCTTAGGTGATGTCAGTAATATGGTTATCCCTAAACCTGTGCTTATTTCTCCAGCGCAGAAAGGCGGGGCAATTAATGTGCGTTATTTTATGCCGCATTCTTGCCATCGCGCGCTGGCGATAACCGGTGCTATTGCTATTTCCAGTAGTTGTGCATTGGAAGGCACCGTCACCCGACAAATCGTCCCTTCTGTAGGATACGGCAATATCAATATTGAACACCCCAGTGGTGCGCTCGACGTTCATTTAAGTAATGAAGGTCAGGATGCCACGACGTTACGCGCATCTGTTATTCGGACGACCAGAAAAATATTTTCCGTTGAAGTTTATCTTCCCTGAAAAAATTCGTTGTCAGGATAAGGACAATCAATAAAGGACTTCTGTATGAGTCATACAGAAAGAACAGGATTTTAAATGAATAAGAAATCGTTATGGAAGCTAATTCTGATATTAGCGATCCCATGTATTATTGGTTTTATGCCAGCTCCGGCAGGATTAAGCGAACTGGCGTGGGTGCTTTTTGGTATTTACCTGGCGGCCATTGTGGGGCTGGTTATCAAGCCTTTCCCGGAACCTGTCGTACTGTTAATTGCCGTTGCTGCCTCAATGGTGGTGGTCGGTAACTTATCCGACGGTGCGTTTAAAACCACCGCCGTATTAAGCGGTTACTCTTCAGGTACCACCTGGCTGGTGTTCTCGGCGTTTACCTTAAGCGCCGCATTTGTGACCACCGGTTTAGGTAAACGTATTGCCTATCTGCTGATTGGTAAAATCGGTAACACCACGCTGGGTCTGGGTTACGTTACGGTATTCCTCGATCTGGTACTGGCTCCGGCAACACCGTCTAACACCGCGCGTGCGGGCGGCATTGTGTTACCGATCATCAACAGCGTGGCGGTGGCTTTGGGGTCCGAACCGGAAAAAAGTCCGCGTCGTGTCGGACATTACCTGATGATGTCCATTTACATGGTCACCAAAACCACCAGCTATATGTTCTTTACCGCAATGGCGGGGAACATTCTGGCGCTGAAAATGATCAACGACATTCTGCACCTGCAAATTAGCTGGGGTGGATGGGCGCTGGCAGCCGGATTGCCGGGCATCATTATGCTGCTGGTCACCCCGCTGGTGATTTACACCATGTATCCACCAGAAATTAAGAAGGTGGATAACAAAACCATCGCTAAAGCGGGCCTTGCCGAACTAGGACCGATGAAAATCCGCGAAAAAATGCTGCTCGGTGTCTTTGTGCTGGCGCTGCTGGGCTGGATTTTCAGTAAGTCTCTGGGGGTTGATGAATCCACCGTGGCAATCGTTGTTATGGCAACCATGCTGCTGCTGGGTATCGTTACCTGGGAAGACGTGGTTAAAAATAAAGGCGGCTGGAATACCTTAATCTGGTACGGCGGTATTATCGGCTTAAGCTCCTTATTATCGAAAGTTAAATTCTTCGAATGGTTAGCTGAAGTCTTTAAAAATAACCTGGCATTTGATGGTCACGGTAACGTTGCTTTCTTCGTTATTATTTTCCTCAGCATTATCGTGCGTTATTTCTTCGCTTCCGGTAGTGCCTATATCGTTGCTATGTTACCGGTATTTGCCATGCTGGCGAACGTCTCCGGCGCACCGTTAATGTTAACCGCGCTGGCACTGTTGTTCTCCAACTCCTATGGCGGCATGGTTACTCACTATGGCGGCGCGGCAGGTCCGGTCATCTTTGGCGTGGGTTATAACGATATTAAATCCTGGTGGTTGGTCGGTGCGGTACTGACGATATTAACCTTCCTGGTGCATATCACCCTCGGCGTGTGGTGGTGGAATATGCTGATCGGCTGGAACATGCTGTAAATATTCTCGTCATACTTCAAGTTGCATGTGCTGCGTCTGCGTTCGCTCACCCCAGTCACTTACTTATGTAAGCTCCTGGGGATTCACTCGCTTGTCGCCTTCCTGCAACTCGAATTATTTAGAGTATATCCATTTATTATCTTTCTGCGCACTTCACGGTGCGCAGATATCTGGAGCATTTGATGATCAAGTTATCTGAAAAAGGCGTGTTTCTCGCCAGTAATAACGAAATAATTGCCGAAGAACATTTCACCGGCGAAATTAAAAAAGAAGAAGCCAAAAAAGGCACTATTGCCTGGTCTATTCTCTCTTCGCATAATACGTCCGGAAATATGGATAAACTTAAAATTAAGTTTGATTCATTAGCCTCTCACGATATTACCTTTGTTGGTATTGTACAGACCGCTAAAGCGTCCGGTATGGAACGTTTCCCGCTGCCGTATGTGCTGACCAACTGCCATAACTCACTCTGCGCCGTCGGCGGCACTATTAACGGTGATGACCATGTTTTTGGTTTATCGGCGGCCCAGCGTTATGGCGGTATTTTTGTGCCTCCGCATATTGCGGTCATCCATCAATATATGCGTGAGATGATGGCAGGCGGCGGCAAAATGATCCTCGGGTCAGACAGCCACACCCGTTACGGTGCATTAGGGACAATGGCAGTCGGTGAGGGCGGCGGTGAGTTGGTAAAACAGCTGCTTAATGACACCTGGGATATCGACTATCCGGGCGTGGTTGCGGTGCATCTGACCGGAAAACCTGCGCCGTATGTGGGGCCACAGGATGTGGCGCTGGCTATCATTGGCGCGGTGTTCAAAAACGGTTACGTCAAAAACAAAGTCATGGAGTTCGTTGGACCGGGCGTTAGCGCGCTCTCTACCGATTTCCGTAACAGCGTTGACGTGATGACCACTGAAACGACCTGTTTAAGTTCTGTCTGGCAAACCGATGAAGAAGTCCATAACTGGCTGGCGCTGCACGGTCGCGGCCAGGATTACTGCCAGCTTAACCCTCAACCGATGGCGTACTACGATGGCTGCATCAGCGTTGATTTAAGCGCCATCAAACCAATGATTGCGCTGCCGTTCCACCCGAGCAACGTGTATGAAATCGACACACTGAACCAGAACCTGACCGACATTCTGCGTGAGATTGAAATTGAGTCCGAACGCGTGGCGCACGGTAAAGCCAAACTCTCGCTGCTGGATAAAGTGGAAAATGGTCGCCTGAAAGTGCAGCAGGGGATTATCGCGGGCTGTTCTGGCGGTAACTACGAAAACGTCATCGCGGCGGCGAATGCACTGCGCGGTCAATCCTGTGGCAATGACACCTTCTCGCTGGCAGTTTACCCGTCATCACAGCCGGTGTTTATGGATCTCGCCAAAAAAGGTGTGGTAGCAGATTTGATTGGCGCAGGCGCAATCATCAGAACCGCGTTCTGCGGCCCATGCTTTGGCGCGGGCGATACGCCAATCAACAACGGTTTGAGTATTCGCCACACCACGCGTAACTTCCCGAACCGCGAAGGCTCTAAGCCAGCTAATGGGCAGATGTCAGCGGTGGCGTTGATGGACGCTCGTTCTATCGCTGCGACTGCGGCAAACGGTGGCTATTTAACCTCTGCCAGCGAACTTGATTGCTGGGACAACGTGCCGGAGTACGCCTTCGATGTAACGCCGTATAAAAACCGTGTTTATCAGGGCTTTGTGAAAGGGGCAACTCAGCAACCGCTGATTTACGGGCCGAACATTAAAGACTGGCCGGAATTGGGTGCGCTGACTGACAATATCGTCCTGAAAGTGTGCTCGAAGATCCTCGACGAAGTGACCACCACCGACGAACTGATTCCTTCCGGTGAAACCTCTTCTTATCGTTCAAATCCGATTGGTCTGGCGGAGTTTACCCTGTCTCGCCGCGATCCCGGTTATGTTAGCAGAAGTAAAGCGACTGCTGAGCTGGAAAATCAGCGTCTGGCGGGGAATGTCAGCGAGCTGACAGAGGTGTTTGCGCGCATTAAGCAGATTGCTGGTCAGGAGCATATTGATCCGCTGCAAACTGAAATTGGCAGCATGGTCTATGCGGTGAAACCAGGCGATGGTTCTGCGCGTGAACAGGCGGCGAGCTGCCAGCGTGTGATTGGCGGTCTGGCGAATATTGCCGAGGAGTACGCGACTAAACGCTATCGTTCTAACGTCATCAACTGGGGGATGTTACCGCTGCAAATGGCGGAAGTACCAACCTTTGAAGTGGGGGATTACATTTACATCCCTGGCATTAAAGCGGCGCTGGATAATCCGGGTACGACGTTTAAAGGTTATGTGATCCATGAAGATGCGCCGGTAACGGAAATTACGCTCTATATGGAAAGTCTGACTGCTGAAGAGCGCGAGATTATCAAGGCGGGTAGTTTGATTAACTTCAATAAAAACCGTCAGATGTAAAAAGCGCCATGTGAATGTAGGTCGCATTCGGCACTTATTGTCGGATGCGATGCTTGCGCATCTTATCCGACCTACGAATCGCATCGAATCTGTAGGCCAGATAAGGCATTTTCGCAGCATCCGGCACTTATTGTCGGATGCGATGCTTGCGCATCTTATCCGACCTACAAATCGCATCGAACCGTAGGCCGGATAAGGCGTTTACGCCGCATCCGGCAAATAGTTAATTGCTCTTACTTCTTCGCCTCTGCAACCACTTTACTACCCACGCCGCGGTTATTGTATTCCCACATGCGGTTGTAGTTAGTGTCATTCAGATTGCGCTGTATTTCGTCGTTATCATCTACGCTGCCGGTATTACCCGCAAACGGACGATTAGAGATCACCGCATCGGCCCACGGTTTAGCCGTGTTAAAACCTTCGTTGATGGCGCTATCACGGATCACCACCTGACCGGTGGTATTGGCATCAACATCCAGCGAGCGGCCCAGTTGCGCCACACCATCACCGAAAGCATTGAAACGGCTGTTTACGGCGAGGAAACCGTAGTAAATGTTGGACAGCGTAGCCGGTGCAAACACATACGCTTCTTGCTGAGTACGTGAGTTCACCACGCGGAATTCGGTGTTATCGAACACCACTGCGCCGCGACCAGAAACGATATCCACATCCCCTTCAATGTAGCTGTTGGTCACCAGCGTACGCGGCTGACGATTCGTTTCCAGACGGTTCTGCACACCGCTGTTGGTGACAAAGAAGGTGTTCTGACGACCGAGAATGTTAACGTTGTTAATCTGTACCTGGTCACCATCAGTACGCAGTGCCACCGCCGGATGGTTACCTGCATCTACGCTATCGCCCAGCGTGTTTTCGATGGTCAGATTTTGCAGTTGCAGGCCATTGTTTTGTGACCAGAAGACCGCAGAGCAGAGAACACCGATACTGTCGCTGCGTTTGCTCTGGCAGCTATCGTACATATACCACGCTGGTTTACCTGGCATATATTTGCCGCGCGGGTTGACGTCGTGACGCCAGTCGGCAGGGCTCATGCCACCATCAAGGGAAAGCCCAATCTTCACATCAATCGGTTTTTCACCTGTACCGTACAGAGTAATTCCACCCGGAGCGGCAGGGACATATACCGTTCCCTGATACTCACCAGGCATCACGGCAATATACTGGCGCTTGTTGGTACGCTTGATAATTGCCGCATCTACCGCCGCCTGAATCGTGGTATGCGTTACACCTTGAGTGCCCGCCGGGCCGACAACAAAGTCAGGTTGCGCAGGCAGGGTAATCGGGGAAGGATTCCACGCTGCAGCACCTGGTGTCAGGGATGCAAAATAGTGTTGAGCATCGAAATTCTGCGCTTCTTTTGCCGACAGAATCGGGCGAGAAGAGGTACCAGGCGCGGTTTGATCAGAAGGACGTTGATCGGGCGGGGTTGAGCTACAGGCGGTCAGCGTCACGCCAAAAGCCAATGCCAGCGCCAGACGGGAAACTGAAAATGTGTTCACAGGTTGCTCCGGGCTATGAAATAGAAAAATGAATCCGTTGAAGCCTGCTTTTTTATACTAAGTAGGCCTTATAAAAAAGCATTGCTTATCAATTTGTTGCAACGAACAGGTCACTATCAGTCAAAATAAAATCATTATTTGATTTCAATTTTGTCCCACTCCCTGCCTCTGTCATCACGATACTGTGATGCCATGGTGTCCGACTTATGCCCGAGAAGATGTTGAGCAAACTTATCGCTTATCTGCTTCTCATAGAGTCTTGCAGACAAACTGCGCAACTCGTGAAAGGTAGGCGGATCCCCTTCGAAGGAAAGACCTGATGCTTTTCGTGCGCGCATAAAATACCTTGATACTGTGCCGGATGAAAGCGGTTCACGACGAGTAGATGCAATTATGGTTTCTCCGCCAAGAATCTCTTTGCATTTATCAAGTGTTTCCTTCATTGATATCCCGAGAGCATCAACACGCAATGTTGTAGGGATGGCAATTTTTACGCCTGTTTTGCTTTGCTCGACATAAAGATATCCATCTACGATATCAGACCACTTCATTTCGCATAAATCACCAACTCGCTGCCCGGTAACAACAGCCAGTTCCATTGCAAGTCTGAGCCAACATGGTGATGATTCTGCTGCTTGATAAATTTTCAGGTATTCGTCAGCCGTAAGCCTTGATCTCCTTACCTCTGATTTTGCTGCGCGAGTGGCGGCGACCGGGTTTGTTGTTATATGGCCTTCAGCTATTGCCTCTCGGAATGCATCGCTCAGTGTTGATCTGATTAACTTGGCTGACGCCGCCTTGCCCTCGTCTATGTATCCATTGAGCATTGCCGCAATTTCTTTTGTGGTGATGTCTTCAAGTGGAGCATCAGGCAGACCCCTCCTTATTGCTTTAATTTTGCTCATGTAATTTATGAGTGTCTTCTGCTTGATTCCTCTGCTGGCCAGGATTTTTTCGTAGCGATCAAGCCATGAATGTAACGTAACAGAATTATCACTGTTGATTCTCGCTGTCAGAGGCTTGTGTTTGTGTCCTGAAAATAACTCAATGTTGGCCTGTATAGCTTCAGTGATTGCGATTCGCCTGTCTCGGCCTAATCCAAACTCTTTACCCGTCCTTGGGTCCCTGTAGCAGTAATATCCATTGTTTCTTATATAAAGGTTAGGGGGTAAATCCCGGCGCTCATGACTTCGCCTTCTTCCCATTTCTGATCCTCTTCAAAAGGCTACCTGTTACTGGTCGATTTAAGTCAACCTTTACCGCTGATTCGTGGAACAGATATTCTCTTCCATCCTTAACCGGAGGAGGGAATATCCTGCATTCGCGCACCCATCGACGAACTGTTTCAAGGCTTCTTGGGCGTCGCTGGCGAGCGTTCCACTCCTGAAGTGTCAAGTACATCGCAAAGTCTCCGCAATTACACGCAAGAAAAAACCGCCATCAGGCGGCTTGGTGTTCTTTCAGTTCTTCAAGCCCAATATTTGATACCAGACCTCTCCGCGCCGCCATGATTGTCTTTCTCCTGATGCAGGAGGCCAATAATGCTTAGCCCATCTCAATCCCTTCAATACCTGAAAGGAAGCATAGAGCGGGCTTCAATGTGCACAGAGTGGATTCTATCTAGGTTTAGCGCATACAGAAGATTGCCGGTAAAGGGCATGCCAAGCAAGTCGATGCTGCATATGCAAAAGAATGCGCGCTGGAAGGTATGGCGAGAACACAGGTTATCTGGCTGAAAGAGGGGGTTATTAAGGCGTGAATACCTACAGCATCACATTACCCTGGCCTCCGAGCAATAATCGCTATTACCGCCATAATCGCGGGCGCACGCACGTCAGCGCAGAGGGGCAGGCATACCGCGATAACGTCGCCCGAATCATTAAAAACGCAATGCTGGATATCGGCCTGGCTATGCCTGTGAAAATCCGCATTGAGTGCCACATGCCGGATCGCCGTCGCCGTGACCTGGATAATCTGCAAAAAGCCGCTTTTGACGCACTCACTAAAGCAGGTTTCTGGCTGGATGATGCTCAGGTCGTTGATTACCGCGTTGTGAAGATGCCTGTTACCAAAGGTGGGAGGCTGGAACTGACCATCACCGAAATGGGGAATGAATGATGTTTGAGTTTTATATGGCAGAACTTCTTCGCCACCGCTGGGGGCATCTGCGCTTATATCGTTTCCCCGGTTCTGTTTTGACCGATTACCGAATACTGAAGAATTACGCCAAAACCCTGACAGGAGCAGGAGTATGAAGTCAGAGATAACAATCAACTAATACTGTTTTGTTGATTTTTGCTTGTAATTGGCGTTCTGGTCTGATTTTTGTGGAGTAAGTTGATGCGTGATATTCAGATGGTTCTTGAGCGTTGGGGAGCGTGGGCGGCTAATAATCATGAAGATGTGACCTGGTCGTCCATTGCCGCCGGTTTTAAGGGATTAATTCTTTCAAAAGTAAAATCTCGCCCGCAATGTTGTGACGATGACGCGATGATCATTTGCGGGTGCATGGCCCGTCTGAAAAAGAACAACAGCGATTTGCACGATTTATTAGTAGATTATTATGTAGTCGGTATGACATTCATGTCACTGGCAGGTAAGCATTGCTGCTCTGATGGTTATATCGGGAAAAGGTTACAAAAGGCTGAGGGCATAATTGAAGGGATGTTAATGGCATTAGATATCCGGTTAGAGATGGATATCGTTGTTAATAACTCTAATTAATACGCCAATTATTTACTAAAAGTTATTAAAAATGGGGCGTTGAAACGCCCCCAAAAATAAAGGGTAATATATAACAGAAGGTTTGTATAGTTAGAAGCAAGGTTGTGCTTCTAAAGGAAGTGGCTTGAGGGAGCCACTTATATGTTGGGGAGGCAAAGCCTCCCACAACATACCTTTTAGTAATCAAATTAGAACTGGTAAACCATACCTACAGCAACGATATCATCGGTAGCAACGCCAGATGCTTTCGTGAAATCGCTCTTATCAATCAGGTTGATTTTGTAGTCAACAAAAGTGGACATATTTTTGTTGAAGTAATAGGTTGCACCTACATCAACATACTCAACCAGGTCCTGATCACCCCAAACACCCAAGTCTTTTCCTTTAGAATGCAGGTAAGCAACGGATGGACGCAGGCCGAAGTCGAACTGATATTGTGCAACAGCTTCGAAGTTTTGTGCTTTGTTGGCAATATGGTTATTACCAAAAACAGTCATGTTCTGGGTTTCAGAATAGGTGGTGGCCAGATAGATGTTGTTCGCATCATATTTCAGACCAGCTGCCCATACTTCAGCATTTTGACCAGAAGCATTCAGACCGTTGTTACCGTAGATAACCTGATTATTAGTGCGATCAGATTTAGCATAGGTTGCACCCACGCCGAATCCTTCATACTCATAAGTAGTTGAGAAACCGAAACCATCGCCATTAGCTTCAGTTACTTCATTTCGGTCATTTTTGCCCTGATACTGAGCTGCAAAGTTCAGGCCATCAACCAGACCAAAGAAGTCGTTGTTACGATAAGTTGCAACACCTGTGGTGCGACCAGTCATGAATACATCTGTTTGGGTCCAGGTATCGCCACCGAATTCTGGCAGAACGTCGGTCCATGCACCAATATCGTATGCTACACCGTAGTTACGGCCATAATCGATGGAGCCGTAGTCACCGAATTTCAGGCCAGCGAAGGCAAGACGGGTTTTATCTTTGGAGGAACCTTGAGATTCAGCGCGGTTGCCTTTGAATTCATATTCCCACTGACCGAAACCAGTCAGTTGATCGTTGATTTGGGTTTCACCTTTGAAGCCAAGACGGGCATAAGTAGTATCACCATCATCTGCATCATTAGAGGAGAAGTAGTGCTTAGCATTAACTTTCCCGTACAGATCCAGCTTGTTACTGTCTTTATTATAAATTTCAGCTGCCTGAGCAGACATCGCCATCAGTACTGATGCAGCTACAGCAGAAATTGCCACTGTTAATTTTTTCATCGTGAGCCCTTTTTTTTGAACTATTATTAAAAAATGATGTCACTGCGCGATAAATATTCATCTAATCAATGTGATTATTTCAAGATGTAAGTTTTAGTTTCTCATTTAATTTGTGAAGTAGATCTCTATTTTTATCTGAACTTTTTCTATCGAAACCTATTTATGGCTCTTATTTGAACAAAAATAAACCTATTAGCTAATTTATATTAATGGCTGTTATTTATGGGGGTTCTATAATTCGGCAGTTTAATTTAAATCAACTAAAAATAACATCTGAAATTATTTATTGGTTATTTGTTGAGGTTTTCTTATGTATTTGTGGTGGAGTTTTGAACACTCGGTAGCATTCTCATAAATATCATTCAGTGGTTTACGTACGTAAAAAATTGGTTATGCTGTTAAGAGTGGTTACTTCGTCACACAGCTTAAACCCGCCGTCGAGCTGGTTTTTCCATTTTTTGAGTCTCGATATTAGCTGATAACTCAATACCTGAGTTATTCACTGACTCCGAGTCTGTTACGTTTCTGCTTTTTTGCGATACGTTGTATTCCCTCAATTTACACCCGCTTTGTCTGCGAGGTGGGGTTATGAAATCCATGGATAAGTTAACAACGGGTGTCGCCTATGGCACCTCAGCAGGTAGTGCCGGTTACTGGTTTTTACAGCTGCTCGATAAAGTCACGCCCTCACAGTGGGCAGCAATAGGTGTGCTGGGTAGCCTGGTATTTGGCCTGCTGACGTACCTGACAAACCTTTATTTCAAGATTAAAGAAGATAAGCGCAAGGCTGCGAGAGGTGAATAATGCCTCCATCATTACGAAAAGCCGTTGCTGCTGCTATTGGTGGCGGAGCAATTGCTATAGCATCAGTGTTAATCACTGGCCCAAGTGGTAACGATGGTCTGGAAGGTGTCAGCTACATACCATACAAAGATATTGTTGGTGTATGGACTGTATGTCACGGGCATACAGGAAAAGACATCATGCTCGGTAAAACGTATACCAAAGCAGAATGCAAAGCCCTCCTGAATAAAGACCTTGCCACGGTCGCCAGACAAATTAACCCGTACATCAAAGTCGATATACCGGAAACAACGCGCGGCGCTCTTTACTCATTCGTTTACAACGTGGGTGCTGGCAATTTCAGAACATCGACGCTTCTTCGCAAAATAAACCAGGGCGATATCAAAGGCGCATGTGATCAGCTACGTCGCTGGACATATGCTGGCGGTAAGCAATGGAAAGGTCTCATGACTCGTCGTGAGATTGAGCGTGAAATCTGTTTGTGGGGTCAGCAATGAACAGAGTAACCGCGATTATCTCCGCTCTGGTTATCTGCATCATCGTCTGCCTGTCATGGGCTGTTAATCATTACCGTGATAACGCCATTACCTACAAAGCCCAGCGCGACAAAAATGCCAGAGAACTGAAGCTGGCGAACGCGGCAATTACTGACATGCAGATGCGTCAGCGTGATGTTGCTGCGCTCGATGCAAAATACACGAAGGAGTTAGCTGATGCGAAAGCTGAAAATGATGCTCTGCGTGATGATGTTGCCGCTGGTCGTCGTCGGTTGCACATCAAAGCAGTCTGTCAGTCAGTGCGTGAAGCCACCACCGCCTCCGGCGTGGATAATGCAGCCTCCCCCCGACTGGCAGACACCGCTGAACGGGATTATTTCACTCTCAGAGAGAGGCTGATCACGATGCAAAAACAACTGGAAGGAACCCAGAAGTATATTAATGAGCAGTGCAGATAGAGCTGCCCATATCGATGGGCAACTCATGCAATTATTGTGAGCAATACACCCGCGCTTCCAGCGGAGTATAAATGCCTAAAGTAATAAAACCGAGCAATCCATTTACGAATGTTTGCTGGGTTTCTGTTTTAACAACATTTTCTGCGCCGCCACAAATTTTGGCTGCATCAACAGTTTTCTCCTGTCCAATTCCCGAAACGAAGAAATGATGGGTGATGGTTTCCTTTGGTGTTACTGCTGTCGGTTTGTTTCCAACAGTAAACGTCTGTTGAGCACATCCTGTAATAAGCATTGCCAGAGCGGCAGAAAACAACATTTTTTTCATCTTATTATCCTGCATTGTTAAAAACGGCAGAATCCTATGTGACAACAATTAAACGATAGTTAAATGGATTGATGAAAAATAAAACTATATAGGTGGATGCTCAGCCTATTGGAGGAGGGGGGCACTCAGAATCCTGTGGAATGAAATAAACCGCTCTATCTGTCCATTACCCTTTTAGCTGCGCTGTATCGTCGCCGTATTCCCGCATTAACCATGACCGTAGCCCGACGGGGAATTCCTTCTGCGTGAGTGTGCGGGAATAATCAAAAACGATGCACACCGGGTTTTACTGTGCTGACAGACGCAGGGTTACCCTCATAGTCGCTTTTCCGGTGCGATGGTGGAAGAAACCGGGATGTTTATTCATCATCACTTTGGATTGATGTATATGCTCTCTTTTCTGACGTTAGTCTCCGACGGCAGGCTTCAATGACCCAGGCTGAGAAATTCCCAGACCCTTTTTGCTCAAGAGCGATGTTAATTTGTTCAATCATTTGGTTAGGAAAGCGGATGTTGCGGGTTGTTGTTCTGCGGGTTTTGTTCTTCGTTGACATGAGGTTGCCCCGTATTCAGTGTCGCTGATTTGTATTGTCTGAAGTTGTTTTTACGTTAAGTTGATGCAGATCAATTAATACGATACCTGCGTCATAATTGATTATTTGACGTGGTTTGATGGCGTAGATGCACGTTGTGACATGCAGATGATAATTATTATCATTTTGCGGGTCCTTTCCGGCGATCCGACAGGTTACGGGGCGGCGACCTCGCGGGTTTTCGCTATTTATGAAAATTTTCCGGTTTAAGGCGTTTCCGTTCTTCTTCGTCGTAACTTAATGTTTTTATTTAAAATACCCCCTGAAAAGAAAGGAAACGACAGGTGCTGAAAACGAACTTTTGGGCCTTTGTCGTTTCCTTTCTCTGTTTTTGGCCGTGGAATGAACAATGGAAGTCAACAAAAAGCAGCTGGCTGACATTTTCGGTGCGAGTATCCGTACCATTCAGAACTGGCAGGAACAGGGAATGCCCGTTCTGCGAGGCGGTGGCAAGGGTAATGAGGTGCTTTATGACTCTGCCGCCGTTATAAAATGGTATGCCGAAAGGGATGCTGAAATTGAGAACGAAAAGCTGCGCCGGGAGGTTGAAGAACTGCGCCAGGCCAGCGAGGCAGATCTCCAGCCAGGGACTATTGAGTACGAACGCCATCGACTTACGCGTGCGCAGGCCGACGCACAGGAACTGAAGAATGCCAGAGACTCCGCTGAAGTGGTGGAAACCGCATTCTGTACTTTCGTGTTGTCGCGGATCGCAGGTGAAATTGCCAGTATTCTCGACGGGCTCCCCCTGTCGGTGCAGCGGCGTTTTCCGGAACTGGAAAACCGACATGTTGATTTCCTGAAACGGGATATTATCAAAGCCATGAACAAAGCAGCCGCGCTGGATGAACTGATATGCGCTGGCGGCGCTGCGCATCAGTATTTCCCGCTGGCAGCTGGATCTCAGTGCACTGCTGGCGAGCCTGCAGGAAGAGGATGGTGCAGCAACCAACAAGAAAACACTGGCAGATTACGCCCGTGCCTTATCCGGAGAGGATGAATGACGCGACAGGAAGAACTTGCCGCTGCCCGTGCGGCACTGCATGACCTGATGACAGGTAAACGGGTGGCAACAGTACAGAAAGACGGACGAAGGGTGGAGTTTACGGCCACTTCCGTGTCTGACCTGAAAAAATACATTGCAGAGCTGGAAGTGCAGACCGGCATGACACAGCGACGCAGGGGACCTGCAGGATTTTATGTATGAAAACGCCCACCATTCCCACCCTTCTGGGGCCGGACGGCATGACATCGCTGCGCGAATATGCCGGTTATCACGGCGGTGGCAGCGGATTTGGAGGGCAGTTGCGGTCGTGGAACCCACCGAGTGAAAGTGTGGATGCAGCCCTGTTGCCCAACTTTACCCGTGGCAATGCCCGCGCGGACGATCAGGTACGCAATAACGGCTATGCCGCCAACGCCATCCAGCTGCATCAGGATCATATCGTCGGGTCTTTTTTCCGGCTCAGTCATCGCCCAAGCTGGCGCTATCTGGGCATCGGGGAGGAAGAAGCCCGTGCCTTTTCCCGCGAGGTTGAAGCGGCATGGAAAGAGTTTGCCGAGGATGACTGCTGCTGCATTGACGTTGAGCGAAAACGCACGTTTACCATGATGATTCGGGAAGGTGTGGCCATGCACGCCTTTAACGGTGAACTGTTCGTTCAGGCCACCTGGGATACCAGTTCGTCGCGGCTTTTCCGGACACAGTTCCGGATGGTCAGCCCGAAGCGCATCAGCAACCCGAACAATACCGGCGACAGCCGGAACTGCCGTGCCGGTGTGCAGATTAATGACAGCGGTGCGGCGCTGGGATATTACGTCAGCGAGGACGGGTATCCTGGCTGGATGCCGCAGAAATGGACATGGATACCCCGTGAGTTACCCGGCGGGCGTGCCTCGTTCATTCACGTTTTTGAACCCGTGGAGGACGGGCAGACCCGCGGTGCAAATGTGTTTTACAGCGTGATGGAGCAGATGAAGATGCTCGACACGCTGCAGAACACGCAGCTGCAGAGCGCCATTGTGAAGGCGATTTATGTCTATCATCTCACCGTAGTTGCCCGCATCGTTCGCCAACTCCACTGAAACCCTTGCTGCGTCTGGAATGTCGTTTTCCATGCTTTTGATGACCGTTCATCACCCTTCCAGTTTTTCGCGGTTTTGTGTATTGCAATGTGTATTGCAAATTGGCGATCGGGATGGGTGTGTATTGCAAATCTCTTGAGGGCTTTTAATGGCTATTGAAAACAAACTCAGTGACAAACTGTTAAAGAGTCTTGTCGGAAAACGGCAGGACAAACAAAAAACAATAGCGGATGGGCGCGGGTTGTCTGTGCGTGTAAGCATGGTTGGGGGGATCAGCTTTGTTTTTTACTATCGTCTTGGTGGCAGGGAATCCCCTCCGGTATGGCTTACACTTGGTCGCTATCCTGACATGTCTCTTGCAACGGCCAGGCGCATGCGTGATCAGTGCCGTGAATGGCTGGCTGAAAATCTGGACCCCCGCAGGCAAATAAAACTTGCTGCCGAAAAAACTATGCAACCAGTGACCGTAAGGGATGCGCTGTTTTACTGGTACGACAATCACGCCACAACAGCCAGAAAAGAGCATGAATATTTAATAAAACGATTTGAAAAGCATATCTTCCCCTATATCGGTGATATGGCTATAGAACAGTGCAAATTACACACATGGCTTACCGTCTTTGACAGGATCAAAAAAAATGCGCCTGTTATGTCTGGTGCAATTTTTCTTGATATCAAACAGGCGTTGCGTTTTTGTCGCGTCAGGCAATACATCGCGTGCGATCCCTTTGGAGATATTAACGTAAGTTATGTCGGGCGCTCATCCGGTATAAGGGATCGCGTTCTTAATATCAATGAAACCGCTGATGTATGGTCTTATGCTTACGGTAATAATTTGCTAACTCTGTCATCAATATATAACCGAAGAATAATGGTTATCTGCCTGGTGTTTGGTTGCCGACAGCAGGAGGCGAGGCTATCCACCTGGGACGAATGGGATTTAAAAAACTGGGTATGGACAGTCCCAAAAGAGCACAGCAAAAACAAGGAGGCTATAGTAAGGCCTGTTCCTGACGGAATAAAACAATGGATCGTTAATCTTTACGCAGAAACAAAAAATCGCGGTTATGTTGTCGGTTGTGCTTTGCAAAGGGCGACAATAACAGGGGCTGCAAACAGAATATGCAGGCGTCTTGGTCATGATACTAATGGCTTGTGGTGCATACATGATTTCAGGCGCACATTTTCCACTACGCTTAATGATATGGGGGCGGATCCTTATATTGTCGAACTTCTTTTAGGTCATAAAGTGAAAGGGGTTGCTGGTGTTTACAATAAAAGCAGGCATATAAAGAAAAAACTTGAGGTGCTTAATATGTGGGTTAATTACCTTAATACGATAGCAGGATTTAACAACAACGTTATCGAGCTTAATAAAGAGGTGGTGTGATATGGCAATTTATTCTCTTGTTGATGAAAACGATTTGCGCACAATGAAGGACATTGATCGGTTCATTCGTGAAAAAGAGTGCATAGCACTTACCACGCTGGCAAACTCAACACGCTGGAAAATGGAGCAGGCAGGTAAATTCCCGCGACGTATCAAGATCGGTGAACGTGCTGCAGGGTATCGACTTTCAGAGGTTCAGGCATGGATCCGTGGTGAGTGGCATCCTGGATGGAAACCTGGAAAAACAAAACAGCAATAACCAGTAAATAATGCCCCTCATCACGAGGGGTTTTTTGTCTATAAGGTAAAAACGCGATGAATAAAAATATTGCCGTGACGGGCAAGGGGTACGCTCGTCCAGTGAAAAAATTCTGCGATATTCGTGATCTCGTCGTTCTGCGCTTTGATAGTGTGAACGTTCGTGTGGTGTATCTGAACGGCGATCCGTGGTTTGTTGCAAAAGATGTTTGTGCTGCGCTGGAACTAACCAATTCGCGTACGGCGTTGCAGATGCTTGATGATGATGAAAAGGGAGTAAATTTAACTTACACCCCAGGAGGAAATCAGAATATGAGAATTATCTCTGAGTCAGGTTTCTACAAACTAATAGCCCGCAGCCGCAAAGCAACGACGCCTGGCACATTTGCTCATCGTTTCAGTAACTGGGTATTCAGAAATGTGATACCAGGTATCAGAAAAACGGGGACTTATGGTATCCCGTGGGGTGCATTACAGGATTTTTCCCGCCGTAAAGAGCAATATCAAATAAGTGCCAGCGAGAAGGGGAGGGAGCTACAGGCATGTAAGCGCAAAAAGCGTGAGCTGGAGGAAGAAGAAAAAACGCTGATACGTGAATATCAGCCTGAGTTTTACTTTGGTAACCGCATTCAGTGACAAAACAAAGGCGACCGCAAAAGGGTCGCCAGTGGGAACAAGGGAAAACAAAAGCATCACCAACAATGCCACATTTGCGGCTGGTGGGCAATGTGATCAGTCAGATTTGGTTCGTTCCAAGGTTTGCAACGAGAGCTTTTTCCTGTGCTCTTTAAGGAATTTCTCAAGAGCAAACGAACAAGGTGCGAATCTTTCTGATTCATGTTCATGCGCTATATTTTTGCGTCGTCTCTTACGAGTTGGTGATGGTGTTTTGGTTGATTCTGTGTCGCTCATGGTGCTGTCCTGTAAAGCAATGCGCCTGCGTTCCTCAAACTATGGCGCTGATATTGGCTATTCATGCTCTTTGACCTTGCGTCGCTGGAGTTCTTCACGCGCGACGGTGACGAGTTGCCCGATCTCCTCGGCTGCTTTGATGCCGATTTGTTCGACCTTAGCCAGGGCATCCAGTGACGACACAAGGGGATTTTCTCCGCTGCCTTCTGCTTGGCGGCGGGCTATTTCTCCGCGCATGGCGGTTACGATAAATCCGGCATTGCTTTCACCGTCCAGCTTAACGGATTCCATCCCTTGCATAACATCTAGTGGGACTCTGACAGTTGTCAGTTGTGATTTTGCGTTTTTGTTAGCCGTTGCCATTTCTGAAACTCCTAATCATCGGTGTGTTTCAGTATACACAAAAAAAGAAATACAAAAAGCCTTGACGTGTGTTTCATGCGCTCATAACATGAAACACACCGAAAGGATTGTTGAAATACAAAGAGCAACGCCCCGCAGTGCTGGGAACACATACGGGGCGTCTAACCAACAACGTAAACTAGGAGCCGTTATGGTTGCTGTAAATCATATACCACACCTTGTACACACACAAACGGCCTTTGTGTGGCGTTTTCTGGCACTGAGTGCCGGAGAATCTCAAATCATCCACGTAACCGCCTGGACGGAACGCGAAGCGCGTAGCCGTTGCCCGTCCGGTTGTGTTGCTGTATTCGCTGCAAAAATCCGCCAGGGAGTGAGTCATGCTTAAAACCTTCCGTGTATTTGCCCGAGCTGTTAACCCAATAGGCCACACAATTGGTATCGCTCAGAATGTGAAGGCTGTTAATGTTCAGACGGCTATTGCTGCGGTGAGAAGCGAATCATCAGAATATGGCTTATCACAAGTCATTATTTCAGCAATGTATGAATTAAAAGAGGTGCATTAATGCAGGAAATTACATTACACGAAGCCGCTGAACGTGCGCACCAGACAGAAATTATTTGCCGCCTTCTTGAGGTATACCCGAACAAAATTACAGATGCTGATATATCCGCACTGGCGAGCCTACTGGCGCGTCTTTCGGGAAGTGTCGCTAGTTTTTTGATTGAGGAAGAAAGTAAGCTGGTGGGGGATTAAATGAATACAGAACGGGAAGTCTTTTTTAAATTGTTAGCATGTGCAGAAAGTTCATTAACTTTAAATAATTCAGCAAAAGCAATATTAAATATGTGGCTTGATTGCATAAATGACAATGAAGATGCAAATATTGCTTATGGCCTGTTGTCACTTATTGATGAATCAGCAGAAAAACTCAATGACGCAATAAATAGTGCCCTGCTATCAAATAAGTCGAGTTAAGTCGAGGAATAAATAATATGGAAATGAAAAATTCTGGCTTTATTGCCAGCGGCCCCGCTCGAACTGAATTTATGAACGGCGATATTTACCGCGATAAATACGGCGGCACGGTAACGATTAAAGGCGTGGCAGAACGGCGCATCACTTACCGCCGTGAGGGGTATAGCTATGACTGCGTGATGCCTGTTTATCAGTTCCGGCGTGATTTTTCCCTGGTATATGCCGCACCCCGCAGTAAGCCCATCAGCAGGGAAAAAGCGTGGGGAAATATCCAGAAAATGAAAACCATGATTAACGGATTCAGAGGTAAAAAATGAAACTGGCACCGAACGTAAAACAGCAGTCACGCGGCATAAAACACAAAGGAACAGAAGTCATTATTTTTGCGGGTAGTGATGCCTGGGCACACGCGAAACAATGGCAGGAACATGATGCGCGTATGGCCGGAGATAATGAGCCTCCTGTGTGGCTTGGGGAGCAGCAGCTATCTTGGTACGGCGCTGTACTGGATAGCCGCCAGTATCAATATCAAACCGGGCCATGATTATTACTTTTATATCCGCAGTGTGAACACCGTTGGCAAATCGGCATTCGTGGAGGCTGTTGGTCAGCCGAGTGATGATGCATCCGGCTATCTGGATTTTTTCAAAGGCGAGATAGGGAAAACCCATCTGGCTCAGGAGCTGTGGACGCAGATTGATAACGGTCAGCTTGCGCCTGACCTGGCTGAAATCAGGACGTCCATTACGGATGTCAGCAATGAAATCACACAGACCGTCAATAAGAAACTGGAAGACCAGAGTGCAGCGATCCAGCAGATACAGAAGGTTCAGGTTGATACAAATATTGAAGAACGACGTCAGGAAGAATCTTCAAAAGAAGCTGAGCTGAAAGCGCGTCTGGAGAAGATTGAATCCCTGCGTCAATTAATGCTTGAAGATGGAATTGACCCTGAAGAGTTACTGAGTTCTTTCTCTGCAAAGTCCGGAGCACCTAAAAAAGTTCGCGAACCGCGCCCTGCGAAATATAAATACACTGATGTTAATGGTGAAACGAAAACCTGGACTGGCCAGGGGCGTACCCCTAAAGCACTGGCCGAACAACTTGAAGCCGGTAAAACACTGGATGATTTCCTCATCTAAGTTGAAATTAAAATCGCGAACAGCTCAGTTCAAAAGCCACTTTTCAGTGGCTTTTCTTATTAAGCCTATGTTTAGGAATATTCAAATAATCTAGGGTTTAATGACAATTGTTTTGCCATCAGGTAGATAAACCCCTATTAAACGAAGGACAAAACCACGCCAACCAGAATTTGCTTCCTTTATGCAGCGATACAGTTCGTTATTTTCACTTTTCAGTTTATTCCATTCAAGAAAAAGAGATCTCCGGATCTAACTCTGAGATGTGTTTCACTTCGTTGTTTATGCGTACAGTATTGATACCATTCCCAGTCATAAAAAGTCACCGTAGGTTTGATAAACAGGTTGAACATTGACAAAACTACTTTGTAGTAAGCTTTATCAAATTCAATTCTAAATCAGTTCTAAGTTATTTGATGGCAGATATAACCGACAATTAGGAAAAAGGTGATGCCGACATATATCATCGTTAATTGAAGCGTACATGGCATATCTTGTTCTTTCGGGATTTTTACTCTATTGCCTCTTATTATGCCTGCCAAGCACTGATGAATCCCCTAATGATTTTTATCAAAATCATTAAGTTAAGGTAGATACACATCTTGTCATATGATCAAATGGTTTCGCCAAAAATCAATAATCAGACAACAAAATGTGCGAACTCGATATTTTACACGACTCTCTTTACCAATTCTGCCCCGAATTACACTTAAAACGACTCAACAGCTTAACGTTGGCTTGCCACGCCTTACTTGACTGTAAAACTCTCACTCTTACCGAACTTGGCCGTAACCTGCCAACCAAAGCGAGAACAAAACATAACATCAAACGAATCGACCGATTGTTAGGTAATCGTCACCTCCACAAAGAGCGACTCGCTGTATACCGTTGGCATGCTAGCTTTATCTGTTCGGGCAATACGATGCCCATTGTACTTGTTGACTGGTCTGATATCCGTGAGCAAAAACGGCTTATGGTATTGCGAGCTTCAGTCGCACTACACGGTCGTTCTGTTACTCTTTATGAGAAAGCGTTCCCGCTTTCAGAGCAATGTTCAAAGAAAGCTCATGACCAATTTCTAGCCGACCTTGCGAGCATTCTACCGAGTAACACCACACCGCTCATTGTCAGTGATGCTGGCTTTAAAGTGCCATGGTATAAATCCGTTGAGAAGCTG